CGCGCCTACTTATGGGATCAGTAAAAAAGATATGTTATCTGACTTAGCTGTATTAACTGGAGCCACTGTTATAAACGAAGACCTAGGAGACGATCTAGATATTATTAGACCAGAATTATTAGGTATTTGTTACAGAAGCGTTACTAGTGACTATGAAACTATCATTCAAGTTGACAATGATACTGAAGAAGTAAAGAAGTTAATTAAAGAAGTAAAATCTCAAATCAAAGAAGCGAAAGCTCCTGGAGAGATTATAAGATTAGAAAAAAGGCTAGCTAGATTATCCGGTAAAGTAGCTGTAGTAAAAGTTGGTAGTGGTTCTGATATAGAACTGAAAGAAAAATCAGATAGAGTGGAAGACGCTATTTGCGCTACTAAAGCAGCTGTTAAAGAAGGTATTGTGTCTGGAGGGGGAATAGCTTTGTTAGATGCATCTTTTAAAATTAAAGCAACTAATAAAGGTGAGGAGATATTGTTACAAGCAATTCAAGCTCCTTGGAGAGTAATCCTTAAGAACGCTGGTATAAAAGAAAAGCTTTCTGGTAAAGAAGGTTTTGGTATCAATGCTTTAACTGTAGCTACTACTATATTATCAACCGATTGTGTAATTAATAACTTAAGAGTTGGAGATGAAAGCAATAGGTAACAACATCATAATCGAAAAGAAAAAGGAGGGGCCTGTAGCTAAGACAGATGGAGGATTATTACTTACTAACGCTCAGAGACAAGACGTTAGATACAAAGAAGCTAGGATATTAAACTGTGGTGAATTAGTTGTAGGATTAAAAGAAGGTGATTCTATTTATTACGACAGACATGCAGGACATAGATTAGAAGTGGATAAAGATATTTATTACGTTATTAAGTTACAAGATGTTGTAGTTGTTTTATGAGACTAACAGCGGGTGATTTAAAAGATCTTAATTTACTTAAACATTATAGAATAGTACGAAAGTGGGCATGTAAGAATAATGATTTGAACGATGCCGATTTAGAGCTTTTAATATATTTGGATTGTATTGAGTTGTTCTCAAAAAAAGATTTCATAACTGGTTCATACTCTTATAGCTGGGACAACAGAAGATGGAACAGACTTCTTAAAGAAGGTTGGATTGAAGTATGGAGAGAAAGAAATAGAACAACACAGATGTTTAATATATATAAGGTATCCTTTAAATGCAAGCAACTTATAATTAGAATGTATAAGATTTTGCTAGGAGAAGAAGATGTACCTATAAGTACTAGAAGAAATAAAATAATGAAAGGACAAACTTATACCGATAAAGTACTAAGAGTTTCCATTAAAAATGTTAATAAAGATAAAAATAGATAAATATGATAAATGAACAACTACAAATAGATCCCTTAACAGGGATGCCTGTACCTCAGGTTCCACCAATGCAACAACAAGCTGCTCTTCCTGAAGTACCAGGAAATGAACTTGGTTTTACAAGACCAGTATTCAATCCTAAAGATCAAGCAGTTGCTGCCGGAATTTTTGGTGATGTACAACAAAGACAGAACTCTGTTAATCCTCAGTTCATTAATCCAACATATTAACAATATAAATAAACAATTATGAAAGGTAAAAACGGAATTGTGGGAGAAAACGCTATATGGGATGGACCATTAAGTCAAATCAATAGACCCCACGGAAAAGGATCTAGTTCAGGAGCTAAAGGTATGAAGCTTAAGCTAATGCAACCTTGCGGTTGTATTGGTGATTGCGCTTGCAAGTCATCAGCGCCTATAACCTCAAAAGCTAAAATGTAAATATGGCCACTAAAGTTAATAAATCCGAAATGGCTTGTAATAAGCCTAAAAGAACTCCTAGCCACGCTAAAAAATCACATATTGTGAAAGCGTGTTCAGGTGGTGTTGAAAAGATAATTAGATTTGGTGAACAAGGCGCTAGCACTGCAGGTAAACCAAAATCAGGTGAATCTGACAGAATGAAAGCTAAAAGAGCCTCATTTAAAGCTAGACACGCTAAGAATATTGCTAAAGGAAAAATGTCTGCAGCTTATTGGGCCGATAAGGTTAAATGGTGATATGACTTTTAAACTAAGACTAGATAACTATAAATAAACAAATAATATAATGGTTAGCATGGCAGATGTGAGATTATACGGCTTAAATGCCATGACTTTAAGTGTAACAACCTTTTCAAATTTAGAAATGAGTTTAAAAATACTACTATTATTGATATCTATAGGCTACACAATTAGCCGTTGGATTAAATTAGCTGATAGCAAAAAGGAACAAGAAAACGACAATAAAAAAAATAATACAAATAAATAATATGCCAGATCCAGTAAAAGAAAAAGCTAAAAAACCAGTTGATCAAAATCTTATTGATAGCCTAGTAAAGCACGGAACCTTAGTTAAAAAAACGCCAGTTAACGATAACAGGAGAGATATCTTCAAAAAAGCAAAGACAATGTCTAAGAAGGAAATAGCTAATTTACCTAATGAATTTCCTAAAGGTAGTGTAGCTCATAGAAGAATGAAAGCATTAAAAAAGAAAAATCAACCTTACTAAAAATAAATAAGATGGCCTTTAAAATAAGAAGTTATGTAAAACCAGGAGGTGAAGCTACTGGTAGTATGAAAGATTACAAAATCGGTAGTCAATCAAGGAGAGACGAATATACGGCTCGCGGTTGGGCTCAGGACGACACAACAAAAGTAGTTGAAAAACCTAGAGCTAAGGCTAAAGCTGTAGACACAATTAAACCAGCAGAAGTGAAAGCTGCGCCTAAGGTTGAAAAAAAGTCTGTAACTTTAGAGACCAAGCTACAACCAAAAAGCGAAGTAAAGCAAACTAGATCTCAAAAAATTAAAGCTAAAGGTGAAGCTGCATTGGCTAGTGGGAATAAAAAGAAAGCACTTAGACTTAGAAGAAGACACGACAGAGTAGAAGCTAGAGAGGTAAAAAGAAAAGAAAAAAAATAAGCAAATTGAAAAAAATATTCCAATGGCTTACAGGAGGCGTTATCAAGAATATAGGTGATGTCATCGATAAGCTTACAACTACCAAGGAAGAAAAACTTGAGGCACAGAGACTAATACAAGAGATATTAGAGAAAGCAGATAGTGATGCTCAAGAGCAAGTTACAGAACGCTGGAAAGCTGATATGGCTAGTGATAGCTTCTTGTCTAAGAATATACGCCCTTTGGTTCTTATATTCTTAACAGCGGTATTTACTATATTAGCGTTTTTTGATGGCAACATTGGAGGATTTTCTGTAGCAGAGCAATATGTACCTATATTCCAATCATTGTTGATCACAGTGTACGGAGCTTACTTTGTGGGTAGAACATGGGAAAAAGGAAAAAGATCAGGTAATAATAAATAAGTAATAAAAGTAAATTATGTCAAAAACAGTTAAATTAAATCAAATGGAAAACAAGATTACAGCAGAAGAGTTAAAATTAGTTCAAGAGAATCAAGGAAAAATGAATCAAGCACTATCTCAAGTGGGTGTGTTAGAGGCTCAAAAGTATGGATTAATGGGTTATATCCAAGAACTCAACAAAGAAGTAGAAGACAATAAGAAGGTCTTAGAAGAGAAATACGGGGCAATTAGTATCAATCTACAGGACGGCAGCTTCGAAGAGATCAAGAAAGAGGAAGAAGCAGAAGTAACTGAAGTAATAGAGGAGTAGTGTGTCTTCAGTTATAAGAAAAATCAGTATAGGCTCTGACTACAAAAATGATGCAATGCATTATGCGATAGGTCAATCAGTTTATGGGGGTCATGAAATATCTCATATAATTTTTGAAGAGCTTGATGCTTCTTATAATATTTTTATTAAGAAAAACAACGAGGTGTTGCCGTGGAAGAAATTCAATTCTAACATGGCTATCTCTGTTGAATACGACTTAGAATACTAATGAGAAGTGTATTTGATTTTATAGTTAAACCTATAGGGGGAAGATACAATAACGATATAGAAGTAGGGGATAGTAAATTAACACTAAATTCTAGTATAGAGAATTTTAAGTTTATAAACAACATAGCTGAAGTTATATCAGTTCCAACCGCTTTTAATACAGTTATAGAGCCTGGTGACACAATAATGATTCACCATAATGTATTTAGAAGATATTACAACCAAAAAGGAGAAGCTGTTGACAGTAGTAAACTTTTTAAGGAAAATCTTTATTTTTGCCAACCAGATCAAATTTACCTTTACAAGAGAGATAATAAATGGAAACCTATTGGTAAAAGATGTTTTTTAATGCCAATAGAGAATAAGAGCTCCTTCACTCTAGTTAAAGAGAAAAAGAATGTTGGTATATTAAAAATCGGTAATAGCTCGTTAGAAGCGCTCGGTGTCGCCGAGGGTGACCTTGTCGGCTTTAAATCAAACAGAGAGTTTGAATTTATTGTAGATGATCAACGACTTTACTGTATGGAATCAAATGATATTTTATTAAAGTATGACAAACAAGGAGACGAAGTTGAATATAATCCAGGCTGGGCAAAAAGCAGTTGAGGAATTAATAAAAGTGGCAGCCGAAAAGATTGTTGACTCAGGAGAAGACATCTCAGCTGATAGACTTAAAAATGCTGCCGCAACAAAAAAATTAGCTATATTTGATGCTTTCGAGATACTTAATCGTATAGAAGCAGAAGAAAAGCTATTAGAGGAAAAGCCTAAGGAAGTTAAACAAGAGAAACAATTTAAAGGTTTCGCTGAAGGTAGATCTAAGTAATGTACAAGCAGACATTAATAAAGATTGTAAAAGATCACATTAAGCCCGCAATACTTAAAAAAAATAATAGGTATAAGAAGTGGGTGTACGGTTATAACGCTGAATTCGATGTAGTTATAATAAGTAAAGACGGTACTATAGGAGATGTTGTAGAAATACAAAACTTAAAAATAGCTTTACCACTAGCTTCTAGTGAAATTTATAAATGCTCAGACGATGCTAACAAGCAAGTTTGGACTAAACTAGAATATCCTAAAGCTTTAGCTAAAATAAAAAGCGTATTCGATTGGGATCAATATCCTATGGATTTCAAAGAAGAATGGTATGAATATATTGATAAGGAGTTTGAAAGAAGGGAAAAAGGTTTTTGGTTCTATAATAACGGGAAGCAAACTTATATTACTGGCACTCATTACATGTACCTGCAGTGGTCCAAAATTGATGTTGGGGCAGCAGATTATAGGGAGTCAAACAGAATATTCTTCTTATTCTGGGAAGCTTGCAAAGCAGATGTCCGGTGCTACGGTATGGCGTACCTTAAAAACAGAAGGTCAGGATTTTCATTTATGGCCTCTGGAGAGACCGTTAACATGGCAACAATGTCAACAGATTCCAGGTTTGGTATCTTGTCAAAGTCCGGTGCAGATGCAAAGAAAATGTTCACAGACAAAGTTGTGCCAATTTCACTTAACTACCCGTTCTTTTTCAAACCAATTCAAGACGGAATGGATAGACCGAAAACTGAACTTGCGTATAGAGTTCCAGCTTCGAGACTTACAAGAAAAAAATTAAACGAAGGGTTAGCAGAAGAAGAATTAGAAGGCCTTGATACTACTATCGACTGGAAAAATACTGGTGACAACTCCTATGATGGAGAAAAATTAAAACTATTAGTACACGATGAGAGTGGAAAATGGGAAAGACCGGATAATATATTAAACAATTGGCGGGTTACAAAAACATGTCTAAGACTAGGTAGTAGAATTGTTGGAAAATGTATGATGGGTTCAACCTCTAACGCTTTAGATAAAGGAGGAGGAAACTTTAAAAAGCTTTACTATGCATCAGACGTTACAAATAGAAACCGCAATGGTCAGACTAGCTCAGGATTATATAGTTTGTTCATACCTATGGAATGGAACT